TAATAGAGGCGGTCGATTTATATATTTACAGAATCGCGGGAGTAAAAGCAAAACAGATTGGAATGGTTAGTCGGGTTTTAAAAGAGACTTCTGTAGATTGTCTGATAAATATGCCTACAAAAGAACATCTATCAAAGAAATCGTATCCGAAAAATATCAAATTATCTGTTTTAACGAGAGTGGGTGATGATATACAGTATGAATTAATCCCGTATAAAATACAAGACATACTCGATTCGGCGATATGTGATTATATGGACAATTGTGATATTAAGTGTAATCCTTCTGGTCCCGTTGGGAAAGTAGAAGATTACAATTATAGTACGCCTGTCGGGTATAATAATGAAATAATAGCAAGAAAAATAAAATCATTGATGAAATTGGCTTTTGCTTATAGCAGAGATGGTATAATTTCAGGCGTAAATACTGGGTATAAATATTCGGAAAATGAAATATTCGCGGTACTGACCCAGCTGGTAGATAACAAATATGAAGTATTTAAAGACAAATATGGAAGATATGGCCGGTTAGTAAATGTGGACAATTTATATCTTTTTCAGCCAATAGAATTGACCAATGAACATATAAGCATGTATGATAGATCAAATCCCGTCGACGATAAATACAATGAAGTTACCATAGTTATGAGAGACAATGATCAGCAGAATGTAGAACAGATATCCCCTACAGTTATTATTGAACATTTAAAAACCCGGTATGAAATAATATATAATCTTGAGGGGGTAGGGACAGAAAATGCTGAAAATAAGACGTTATATACATATAATAGAGTGTGTAGGTCCATATACGACAATTTTAAATCCGAAAATCGACAAATAAATGAAAACTTATCGATGGCACTCGTAAGTCATATGGTTGAAAATCTTACTGTATCAGATAAAAAGACGTTGATAATGTATTTATTAACGACGGCGGATGAAGTGGATGATTTTACAAAAAAACTGAAAGAATATATATTAAGCATATCCTACCAGGGCGAGGCAAAAAAAGGACAAAAGATTGGAGTATATATTTTTAATGGTACCGAAAATGAATTTTATGTTATAGACGGAAAAGTTATGGGACTTGCGACCGCTCTCGATATGATTCGGTTTAAACCAATTCTCGAACAACGTTTACAGGATATAAAAAACGGGTTAGGAGATGTTGTAGGGTTTACGAGTATAAATAAAAAGCAAGAGATTATTTTTAAAACCAAAATTATAAAAAAAAACGAATGCTTAAAAATGCGTAACACTGGTGCCGTATGTAGAAGAGAAGACCCAGACTTACTGAATATGATATTAGGAAAAAAACACAATAAAACATTTACAGAGTTTGTGGACAATAGTAAGAAAAAAAAAGCAAAAAATAAAAAGAATACTATTTCATTTGAGTGTTTTTTACAAGAAATGTTATTGCGATACAATAACATAAAAGATAAAAATAAAAAAAAATATTGGACATTAACTACAGAAGAATCAGAATTAATTGGTATACAAAAATGTAATTTGGAAATGTAATTTGGAATTAACGAAAAATTGAAATCATATTATATATTATACCCAATATATAATGGATAATTTGTACACCGATGCGGTTTTGACTAAAAAAGTATGCATAGATGCTAAAAACGTCGATGGAAATATAAATATGACAATACAACGAGTGATTGCCGAGTCAATTGAAGGAAGTTGTATAATCGAAGGGTTTGTTAAGCCAGACAGTGTAGAAATCACGACGTTCTCCGGAGGAGTTGTAAAAAATTCAACTGTAATATTCGATGTTATATACAAGTGTCAGGTATGTTGTCCTGTAGAAGGCATGTTGATAAAATGTATTGCGAGAAATATAACCAAGGCAGGAATAAGAGCAGAAATGGACCAAACCCCAAGCCCACTTGTTATATTTGTGGCAAGAGACCATTTTAACAACTCTGATGCTTTTATAAATGTAAAAGAACTTGATACTATAACGGTAAAAATTATAGGACAGAGATTCGAATTAAGGGATAAATTCATTTCTGTAATAGCGGAAATTCCAGAAGGACAAACAACATAAACATAACACGCATTATTAATATTAATAATGGTTAATAAGCAATCCATCAAAGAAAAAATAGAAGTATTGACAAAACAACATCAAATTGAACTGTTGCGAATTTTATCTACTATTCCTAGCATTTCGATAAGTGAAAATAACAATGGTGTGTTTATTAATCTTACACAACAAAATGATATAGTTTTTGAAAAAATAGAACGTTTTTTAGAATATGTGAATCTTCAGCAGAATAGTTTGACAATGCTTGAACAACGACAAGACGATATAGAGATAGAGTTTTTCTCAAGCTAATTGTCAACTGCTAACTGCTAATTAACTAAGTGTAATAAAGATAATTTATATAATAAGTAATGGCCCGCAATTACCGGCACGCGTTCGAAGATTGTATTCTCACTCGGGCAAATATAAAAAAAAATGAATTTGAGCGTAATGATAAAAGTAAAATTAAAATATACACAGATGATACAGTTACATCTAGTACTATGTGGATTAGTCAGTGCGAAGAATATTCAAATGCGAATGTATTGTTATATTTTTTTTGGGAAATTATGAAAAAAAACAAATATTCGGGCACGTCCGAGTGTTTAAAGTTAGATATATTAAAAAAACTAGTTGATACACCTGCTTCATCGCGTGTATTTAAAAAAATAAAAATGAGTAAATCCGAATTTACGATTGAATTGCGTGGAGATATTACTCGAAGAGGGCTTGAATTGTTGTGTATGTTGTATGATATATCAATTATTTTTATCTATGGAAAAATGTACAATAAATTCAATCATAACTATGATTTTAGTGAAAAAATAAACGGTATTATAAAATACGATATCGATTGTAAATATTATTTATGTTTATCGGAACATTCCGAGTTTATAAATGATACTTTAAAGCCGTATTTTTATGTTAGTAATTACGAAAAGCCTTTAAAATGTATATCGTCTTATTCATTGGAAGATTTACAAGAAATAGCACATAAATTTGAATTATCTACTGTGGGTGATACTCACAAGACAGATACAATTAAAACTAAAACTAAAACTAAAACTAAGTTATACGAGGAATTAATCGTTGATATAAATAAAATTGAACTTATTTATCATAGTCTTGATAGTATACAATGAAGCTATTCGTATTTGACACAGAAACGACAGGATTGCCTAAAAAAGGAGCGAACATGATGGATGATCTTGAAGGATGGCCCTATATAGTACAATTATCCTTTATGATATATGACACCGATGAAAACAAGTTACTGTATGTGTATGACCGAATCATTAAAATACCTGTAAATGTTATTATTAGTAAAGAAAGTGAAAATATTCATCACATAAACAGAGAAATGTGTGATGAAGAGGGTGTTGATATTAGAGAAGTATTAGAACATTTCTACCTTAAGTTATCCGAATGCGATATGAAGGTTGGGCACAATATCTCATTTGATGAAATAATAATAGCTGTTACAAAATTGCGATTAAATCGCGAGTTTGGGACGTTGAGTCCTCCTGTCGAGGATAAACCTTCATTCTGTACGATGAAGAAAAGTAAAGACATGTGCGGATTGACGCGAAAATTCGCAAATGGTAAAGTATATACAAAATATCCTAAATTATCTGAACTATATTTCAAGTTATTCGGGGAACTTCCGCTAAATTGTCATAATTCGTTATACGATATAAATATAACGTTGCGGTGCTACTTGTTTATGGAACATAATTATCTGTATAATACGAGTGTATCTGAAATGACCATAAGTTAAAAGCATTGATATTGATATTCATAATGCTATTATTAGTATGAGTTGATTTTATCTACTGATGCATTTTTTTCGTAATCAGAAATTTTACCATCTTTATCTAAATCGATTTGGTCTGATATACATTTCAGTTTGTCGGGAATAATACAAAATCTGCTATTTTCGTTAAAAAAATGTCCAGCTAGCACCATAAAAGAAGCCGTAAGAATTAATGACAATATAAGGTCATGCGTTCCTAGGAACGCAACACAAAAAATTAGAAGTTCTCTCGTAAGTATACTTCTTAGGTATTTTTCTTGGACTTTGCTTAATTTTATATCCACATATTTAGAAAATACATTAAGAAAAATCATTATACATCCGGCAACCAGTTGACTTTTATTTATAGGTTTCAACACGTTTAAATTTAAAAAATTACCCCATCCTTCATTTTTTACACTAGTTTTTTTGGCACTCATTATATATAATAGGAATTAAAATTAATTGAAATAAAATTAGGTTTTTTATATGTCAGAAAAATGCAAGCAGAGTATTTTATGATACCGCTGATACTTGGGCAAGTTAGCACTATTATTGCAAAGTTTAACACAGGCAACTGTTTCATTGATGTGGTTGGGTTGATTATGTGTTTTATGATATATAAAACAGTGAATCTGAAAAATACCATTAAATATTTACAAAAACAAATAGGTAAACATAAAAATAAATATACGGTCGTGGTGCAATCGAGTAAATGCAATTCGGAAGAAGAAGAATGCTCTATAAAGTTTAGAGCGGTGATGCATTACATATCATCTAAGGTTAAAACTATATATAAAGTGAAAGAGATACATAAAACCGAATATGTCGGGGACGGTGTAACAAAAGAACTTGAATCTGGATATATGGTCTGTCAATCGGCTGAAATAAAAATAAACGAGCATTTGTTTGGAATTGTTGTATCAGAAACCGTCCAACAGAATAGACCTGGCGGAGGAACATCGCAAATGATTATCACTAATCTGAACATTTATACATATACTATGACGATACAGTACGTGCAGGAATGGGTAAATCGAATAGAGCAAGAATATATAACCCATGTAAAAGAATCTTCTATTGGGTCGCAGATGTATATATCTTTGTCTGGGAAAGACATAAAGTCTACAAAATCAGGAGGTGACAAAAAACTAAGTGATTTACAAATATTGGCTGTAAGATGGGAGTCTTCTATTAGGTTTGACAATAGTTATTTTCGAGATATGGAAGAAACGATTAAAAAAATAGACTTTTTCCTAAATAATAAACAATGGTACATAGAAAAGGGAATACCGTATAATTTAGGTATTATGTTATACGGAGAACCAGGATGCGGCAAAACACGATTTATTAAACAATTAGCCAATTATACAAATCGACACATTGTCGATATTAAGTTGACTGACCTTACCACGCAGAAAGAATTATATAATATTATGTGTAAGGAAGAAATCGGGGAAAATTTTATTATTCCGATAAATAAGCGCATCTTAGTATTCGAGGATATAGATGCGATGGGGAAATGTATAAAAAGCAGAGACTTGTCTGATAATGATAAGGACCAAGAAAAAAGTGCGATTTTAAATACATTAACTAATAATGCGAATGGAATTGGATTACTTGGGCCACAGTTTTTAAACCAACAAGATAATGGAAATAATTTATCTTATATGTTAAATATATTTGATGGTATTAACGAGACTAGTGGAAGAATTATAATTATAACGACAAATAAACCAGACGTACTTGATCCTGCTCTTATTAGGCCCGGTCGAATTGATCTTAAAATATTATTCGAAAAATGTAATTTATGTGATATAAAAAATCTAATTAATAAATTTTGGGATAAAGATATTGAGGAAGATATGATACTACCGAATATAAATATGCAATATACGTCTGCTGAGGTATATAGTATTTTTAGAACCAGTGATAATTTTGACGAAATTAAGAGTAAATTTATAAAGGCATAACTCTAAAATATTTTACGATATATGTTACGTGCTATGGTGGTAATACGATTGTTGACATTTTTTACGGCTGTTCTAACATTTCCGCGATATTTAGAGTATCTAATCTTAATATTTTTTACAGGAGAACTTACGAAAAATTCTTTTTTATTGTAGTAAGAATTGGAGTAATCTAGAATTATAAAAGCGATAAATGTAAACGATATAACCCAAAATAAAAAGAAAATCGACATAATATATTCATGTATTATTAAATATTATGAATTTTATGAATTATATGAATTATATAATATATTTAAATATCTCAGTTTCTTATAGGTATGAATTTTCCTTTGACTGGTTCTCCATTTGATACAGACGATTATGAAAATATAAGAGACAAGGGCAAACGTATATTTCAGAAAAACAAAACGATAAAAAATTTAGGCTATATAAATAATACTAGCAATATTAATGGCAATATTAATGGCAATACTAGCAATAATTTAAACAAACAAAACATACTAAGTCCTAACGTTAAAAGTATAATTGATTCGATACATAATTCGGATAATTCTAACAAGTCGCATAAAAATATGGGATCTTTTTCTCCTCCTCCCCAAAGCATTTTAACAAAACGAACAGATACTAATATTGACGCTGATAATGAATCACAATCTAATGAAAACTATGAAACTGATGTACCGCCGTATTTAGATAATACCATCGCAGCAAATGATTACTCGTATAAACAAAATTGGCCCGGATATATGAAAGATGGGGTCGGCGACGGAAATATTCAGCTTATAGAGAAAATGAATTATATAATTCATATGTTAGAAGAACAACAGGATGAAAAAACCGAGAATATAACTGAAGAATTATTATTATATTCGTTTCTTGGTGTCTTTTTAATATTTATAGTCGATTCGTTTGCTCGTTCAGGAAAATACAATAGATGATATATTTAATGTGTATGAAAATACATATTACGGTTAACTTTTTTATTTATATAATTTGTAATTTATATAAATAAAAATATTTATAATATTATAATGGTTTTTAATTTAGATGTATGCAAACCTGCCTTGTTTTATTTCAGTGTTGCTATTTTAGGAACAATTATTATGATAATACAGAATAAAGGAAATGACACTCATTGCGTAGGAAATGTTAATTGTAAAGTTCCAAATACATATTTAACAAATACCATAAGCATTCTCACGATTGTATTCTGGACATGGGTAGTTAATGTTATATGCTCGTATGGATGGGTTAAGACTGCCTGGTTTTTAGTACTATTGCCGTTTATTTTTATGGGATTTGCTTTATTGTTATTTGCTGTTTCAATATAATACTCATTTTTGCTGATTCAACTGGTAATATAACTGTTAAGTTATCGAATATATTTGTTGTTTAGGTGAACGGTATACTGGATATAATCAATAAAAATGGCGCAATAATTTAATTTATTAAATTAATAAACTTTCGTATTCGAAATAAATTAGATATTATGTTATAAATATAACATAATATAATAATATAATGGGAGACATTCACGATGAAGAAGAATTGCCTTGGAAAATAATAGATAAATATTTCAAGGATAATCCATATGCGTTAGTTCAGCATCATCTAGATTCTTACAACGCTTTTTTCGGCGGAGGGATTTCAAAAATATTCAGAGAAAATAATCCGATTAAAATAGGTGCTAGAGATCCAAATGATTCCAAGACCGGTATAGATATTAATTTATACATCGGCGGAAAAAACGGAGATGAAATAACTTACGGGAAACCGGTTATTTTTGACGATAAAAGGAACCATTTTATGTTTCCGAATATCGCCAGACTAAGAAATATGACATATGGGTTTGATATACACTACGACGTAGAAGTGGAGATAAAAAATATAAAATCACCTGACATTGTTTCTTTTAAACTCGAAAGAATATATTTAGGTAAATTTCCTATAATGTTATCATCCAATTATTGTATTCTAAAAGGGCTTGATAGAATGACGCGTTTTCAAATGGGCGAATGTAAAAATGATGTGGGCGGTTATTTTATAATTGATGGCAAAGAAAAATGTATCATTGCGCAAGAGAAGTTTGCGGATAATATGATTTATCTTAGAGATAAAGTAGACGATAAATACAGTCATTCGGTAACAATAAGATCTGTATCAGAAGATGCTTCTAAGCCGCAGCGGTCTCTTTCTATTGCAATCGTAACGCCCAGCACCACATATACGAATAATCAGATTGTTGTGATAATACCCAATGTAAGAAAACCGGTGCCCTTGTTTATTCTTATGCGAGCATTAGGAGTTGAATCAGATAAAGACATTATTACGTATTGTCTTTTGGATTTAGAAGAATACAAAAAATATATTGATTTATTTATCCCATCTATTCACGACGCTGGTCGAATTTTTACACAGGATGCTGCTTTAAGGTACATTGCATCGTTTATGAAAAATAAAACAATTGCACATGCGCTAGAAATATTGTCAAATTATTTGCTACCACATATAGGTGTTATGAATTTTCAGAATAAAGCGTATTTTCTAGGGTATATGATTAAACAACTTTTAAGGGTCTTTACTAAAGAAATAAAGCCAACCGACCGCGACAGTTTTATGTACAAGCGAGTTGAAATGTCTGGCAATTTATTATACGACTTATTTAAAGAATATTACAAAGAACAGCAGCGTAGTATTAAATTGAATGTAGATAAAAATTATAATTCGATTAAATTAGCTAAAGCACAAGGAGAATCAAATCAACCTGAAAAAGCAGATAAATTATCCAAATCAATGCAAGAAATAAAACAGGATTTTATAATGGCTTCGCAGGGTTTTTTTTCTGAACGAAATGTAGAAGCGGGTTTTCGTAAAGCATTCAAGGGTAGCTGGGGTTCAACTACACACAGTAAAAGAGAGGGTGTTGTACAAGATGTTAATAGATTAAGTTTTAATTCTTTCATATCATTATTGAGGAAAATTAACTTGCCGTTCGACCCTAGTGCTAAAATAATAGGCCCCCGGATGCTACACACGTCTCAGTGGGGTATAATAGATCCGGTAGATACACCAGACGGTGGAAATGTCGGATTGCATAAACATCTAACAATAATGGCATATATAACGGCGGGTTGTCCGTCTATAGATATGATAGAATGGATAAAGTCTAATACGAATATGAGGTTATTATCCGAATCTTCCACTGAAGAATTGTCGGTTTCTTGTAAAATTATAATCAATGGAAATTGGTTCGCTGTTACAAATAGCCAATCTGATATTGTCGCAAAGTTTAAGATGTTTAGGCGAAATGGGTTAATACCTATTTACACCAGTATTTTTTGGGATATAAAAGAAAATGCGATTTTTATTTATACCGACTCGGGTAGATTATGCCATCCAGTCTATTACATAAACAATAAAAAAGAACCAAGTTTTAAAAATGACGGAATTGAGGCTATAATAAACGACAGTTCGAAATTTACTTGGTCTGATTTAATTAGCGGATTCGCAGAAAAGCCAAATGGTTACGATGTTAAGACGTGTAAAATATATAATACCGATGATTTCTATAAAAAGCCCCCGACTGTACCAGTATTATTAAAAAACCAAGCAATAATTGAGTATTTGGATACTGCCGAAACACAAAATGCGTTAATTATGATAGCAGACGAACGCACTATAACCCAGAATTATACTCATATGGAAATACATCCATCTCTAATGCTTGGTGTATTAGGAAATCAGATTGTTTTTCCGGAAAATAACCAGTTACCGAGAGATTTGTTTGCATGCGGACAAGCCAAGCAGTCAGTTTCAATGTATCACACAAATTTTGAAAACCGATTTGATAAATCTGGATTAGTTTTGAATTGCGGACAAATTCCGCTAATTAAAAGCCGATATTTGAAATACATAAATAACGAGGAGATGCCATGTGGAGAAAATGTTATTGTAGCGATTATGTCGTGGAATGGATACAATGTGGAAGACTCTATATTATTTAACGAAGGATCTCTTCAGAGAGGAATGTTCAGAAATACGTATTATTCGACATACGAAAGCCGCGAATCAAGTTCGTCTGTAAAAGACTCGACTACTGACTCGGTATTTACCAATATTGAAAATGAAAATAAAAAGGGTACTTCAGATGGGAGATTGAGAGTAGACGGATTTAAAAGAGAT